ATATTGTTTGAGAGATTCAATACCTTGTTTGCATCTTATTCTATCAAACCAACAATTAGGTAATGTGTTTCTTACGGATTCTATTCCGTGATCTACTTCTAGTTTAGGAGCTACTTCAAAGTTTAATCCTAACTCTGCAGCTACTTCTAATCTAGATTTACCTGTTCCTAGTTCCCTAGTTACAATATCGTGTGGTGCTATATGAGCGCCATAGTTATATGGTTTCTCATTTAACTTACTTACATAATACGCTAATGACTCACCATTAGTTTCATAGTAATCAATTAATCTAACTTCATTATTAACTCTCTGTGCAAACCAAATTGCAGTAGAGTCTCCAATACCTAAATCCCACCATGTTTCTACATCAACTGTAGGATCGTATGGTACATCACCTATACGTTTTTGTTTTTCTGCTTGCTCCATTAACGCTCCATAATAAGCGCCCTGGACAGCAGCATTGAATGAGCATTCATACTCTTGTTCAAATTGTGAGTCTGGCATAGTGCGTTTAGCATCTTCCAACTCCCATTCAGGAATAACATTTGTATCAGATGATCTGTACATACATCCGTACCAATCTTTACTATCAGTACGTTTTGCAAAATCAAATACTTCCCAGAACTGATTATGCCCCATAGGTGTTCCAATGAAGATAACAAATCCAAGTTTGTCAGATACAGCAGGTCTAATAATTTCAGTCCAGGTACGAGGAGACATGAGAGCAAACTCATCCATGACTACACCATCAAATCCTAATCCACGAAGTGCATCTGGATTGTCAGCACCAAATATCTGTATTCTTGATCCGTTATATAAATCTATTTTTAATTCTGTTTCGTTTCTACTACCACCAAGTTCCATTAATGGTTGTGTGTATTCTTTAAGATAATCAAAAGCAACAGCCTTACCTTGTCGGTATGTAGGTGCTATATAAGCTAATCTTGCATTATCTTTTTCTACTGCAGTAGCAACTAGTTTCCAAATTGCCAGGCAGGTCTTTCCAAACCTCCGATGACAAACAATAACATTAAATCTTTTTAGTTTTTGAAATACTTCCCATTGATACTTTCTAGGTGTGAATGGTATTGTTATTTCTTTTTTATCTATTCCTTTTCTGGAGCGTGGCATAAATTTATACTAATTGGTTTTTTGCTATCACCAGTTATTTTGTGTTCCTTACTTGCTAATCTAGCATGTACGAAAGGTGCAGCTTTTTCTGCAGCCCACATCTTTCGTTCAGGAGAAGTACCAGGATTGTTTAAAACATTCAACATATAATCCAACGGTGTTCTACTAGCACCCCTAATTTTAGCTTCAAGATTAGCACCTTTACTGCCATCTTTTACGCCTTTAGGTCTACCTGCTCCTGGTCTTTTACCGCCATGTGCCATTATACTCTTACGCCTCTACGTCTTAATGCTTCATTAAGTTTATTTGTTTTAGCTTTTTCAGAAGATCTACCACTAGCTCTACCAATACCAAATGCAGCACCTCCACCTAATGTAACAGGATTAATTAATGCTTTACCTGCTAATGTTTGCGCTCCACCTAATACAGTTTTCTTTTTAGGTGCTTTCTTTTTAGACTTCTTTTTCTTTTTCTTTTTAAATAATTTGCTTGCAGCTTTTACTATCATTTTGCCCTCCTTTTGGCATTTTTATATCTAGCCATTTGTAATCTTTCAGATCTATTAACAGCTTTACGTTGTTGCATTTTACCTAAATCAGCTGTCATATAGCCTGTAGGTGTATTAGCTTTTTTAACAGTTACTTTATCAAATTCATAAATTTCTTTAGATGTACCAGTTTGTTTTTTAAATTCTTTAGCAAACTTCTTATTTGGTTTACCAGCAATAAACGCAGCTAACTGATCTTCGTTTAGTGTATCTTTTAATTTCTTAGGTTTCTTTTTTGCAGTAGTTAAATACTTAGAAGCAAACCTACTTATACGAACCATTATCTATTTAATAGACCAGGCATCATTGCATCTCTAGTTGTTGGCGGAGCCATACGTCTTTGAGGTGCTTGATTCATTTGTGGTGGCATAGGTGCAGCTCCCATAGGTCCAGGTACATTTGATACTTGTCCTTGTGGTCTTGGCTGAACCATCTGTTGTTTTGCCATTACTATTTTACCAAGAGTTTCTAACTCATTAGGTGATAATGTAGATATTTCTTCTGCTAGTGTTACTAAACTTTTAGCCATTTTTATTTTTCCTTTTACTGTAAGCAGATCCAGCAACTGCGCCTGTAGCACCTGCAGCAATAGCTGTAGATATTCTAGGATTTTTTTTAATTGCTTTCTTTACTTTTTTAGTTTTAGCTTTAATAGGTTTTTTAAACTTATTGACTGTTTTAGTCATAGATTTTTTCTTTTTACCTACTTTTTTGTAAAGAGACTCAAGTCCTTTAGGTATTTTTGCTATATATTTTTTGCCAATCATAATAGTCCTTTTTTTGTATTGTTAACCACGATCTTTACGTCAGGTTGTGGCGTAAACTCTACGTCAAGTTCTTTCTTATATCTGATAGGAGCAGATTCTTTAGTCTGATTAAGTGACTTTATTAGGTCAGCAATGACTTCTTTATCTGATTTACTCATCATCTCCAGAGAATACAGCAGCACCAAGAGCAGCATATCCTGCTGGTCCTTGTACTTTTCTACGAATTTTATTTAGTCTACCAGAACCTTTTAATCCAGCAGCACCTCTAACACCTGATTCTTTTGCTTTTACTTTAGCATAAGTAGGTGATTTTTTCATTTTTCTTACTTTTCTTTTACCTTTTTGAAGCATTTTAGCCCCACTAAGTACTAATTTAGCGTACATTTGTTCTCCTATCTATAAGCTCGTGTCTTACGAGCAATCTTTTTTGGTTGTTTAACGTGTTGTTTACCTTTTTTAGTGCCTTTACGCTTTGCTCTTGTAGTAGCAGCGTACTCTTTGGCAGATAAAGACTTAATTGCTTTCTCAGGTAGGTATCTTTCACCTGTTTTAGCAGAAGGTTTACCAGATTTGGTACGCCATTTCTGCTTACCCCAGTTCTTTAAGCTCTTTTGGGGCTTTTTTAGGCTCACTTATAGCCACCACCAGCAGCTTTATACGATTTTGCTAGCATTTGGGCTTTACGAGCAGACCATTGACCAGCTTTACCACCTTTAGTTCCAGCTTTTATGCGTTGGAACATGCGTTTTCGCATGGTAGGCTTAGTATAGTTACCAGCTTTATTAACGGTACTCTTAGCCATGAGTTAAAATATAATTGCAAGTACAATAATAACTCCAATAGCTACTACTGCGTTCTTTTTAGTAATGGAAAGTGCATTCCATTTCTGCATAATCTTATCTTTCATATATTATCCTTGTTTATGTTTCATTTGTACTGGGAATTTAGCACTTAAACTAGCCCCCTGATGCTTTTGAAACTTACCTTTATGTTTCATAAGCTTAAATCCCTTACCTGATTTCATCCAATGGAAACCAGCAGGTGCTTTTACGCTCTTTTGCATTACTTCTTCTTACCTTTTTTCTTCTTTTTAGGTGGTCTACCTTTAGTAGATCCATAAGTTCCTTTACCGTATGGCATATGTTCTCCTTATATAGTGTTTAAATGCGTTTTAAGCTATGCTACAGCACGATTGCTTTGTTTTGAGGGTCATTGAGTACAGATTCAGGAAACATGTTTAAATTGCCCGCTATTGTCCTTCTTTCACCCTCACCTTCAAATGGATAAACACAATGTTGACACCATGAAGGGAAAAATATTATTTTGCCAACTTCAGGTTTAATGGTTTTGGTAAGTGCAGGTCTTAGCTCTTCTAAACCCCGTATACTTGTTTGTCCAAAATGAAACTGTAAGAATCCATCATAAGCACCACCAGAGCTATATAGGTCTAGTGGACTCCATTTGTTATTATTGGCTATTTGCGGTGGTATTTTGGTCCAGGTGGTAAATGAAACCCCCATCTGGGTATCTACACCATGGTCATGCAAGGGGTTATAATCCCTTTCATAAGAGTGTACCGACCATAAGCTGTGTACATGTGGTATTCGCTTCATCTCAGCAATACCAACGTGTCTACCAAAATGTTGTACATAAGTAGTCGCTAATTGTGCCACATACTTTACAAACGGTACTATTAATGGGTCTTTTGTGTCTATTTTAAGCTGTTCACCGTGTGATATCTGTCCGACCAGCTGACTTGAAAAATCTTCGCCCTCGGGCTTATTATGGCGTGCATCAAGATATTTATTGAGATCCTTGATCATACGCTCTTCCATCTGCACCTCCATTAGAAGTGCCACACTTACTTGCGATAATTTAATCTCTACTTCCTTATCCGCCATACCATTTAATTAAATCAGTTATATCCTTAGTTATATTTCCACTACTAGTCTTTACGACTATATCTATTTCTGGACTTGGGTCAACCTTGATTCCGCTCACCCTAGAATACTCTTTTGCTTGATCTCTACCAAAGGTATCTTCTCCGAATATGACATGTCCAACTCTAGGCATAGTCCCCCCTCATTTGATTAGTGTT